GCCGTTATGGGGTCTAGCATTAGTCTCTCTCCATTACCTCAAGCATCCTTTCAAGGGACTCTTTAATTCCCTTTATGTTCTCTTCTATCTTTCCTAGCTGTACGGCTTGGGTAACTGAGGATGTTTCAACAGCCTTAACATCAGCACTTATTCTAACTATAGATGACGAGTTAGCATCTACATCTGCCCTCATCTGTGATATACTCCAAACTATCATTGCAGCTTGTAGTACTAAGGCAAACAACAAACTTGCCGATATATTTTTACCCATTACATAGCACTCTTCTCCCCCCCTAGTCACAGGGGTAGGCTTTCCAGTCTAGCTGAAAATGAGGACCATCCGGGAACTTCTTCCAATCACCACCCCAAACAATCTTAATGTCTAACTCCTCTGCTGCCTTCTTCATTGCATCACCAATAGGGTAGAACTCGTCCCACTCCCATGATACAGGATAAGGCACAACATCTACTGCATGTCCTGTCAGGTGACGAGACTTAAGTGTAGTTGACTTGCCTGTCTTCTTAAGCATACGCTGACGTTCAATGTTACGAACACCCTCAGTTACACTAAAGTCTTTTTCACTAATCTCTAATGCTCTTACAACAACAGCAACCATATCGGGATGTACCCCAGACAAGTTCTGCTTACTTCGTAGTCCTAGTTTGTATCCCATTGGTTGCTCCTTAAGATGGTTTAGTGGGCCAGTCGTTATCTTGTAGATTAGGCCAATTAGCGTGTGTAGTTATGTCCCGAAGGTGTTGGCGGTAAACAGCCCATGAAACTTGGTCTACTGGTGCATCTAATACCTGTGTCCAGTCAGATGCTAAAAGGAGTTGATTCCTATCACTACGAATTTTTGCAGATAGGTCAAGTAAATCAACAGGTTGTTCAATATAGGGTGCAGCAACATCTTTTGCTTGGTTGAACACCTCTAAGCCTATCAACTCTACATCATCTGGACTTGCTGTAAACGGCACCCAGCCATAATGAGGGTGGTTTATTTCGCAGTCAATAGACCCCACTATATTATAATTTGCGTTACGATATTCCATTTAAGAGATCCTTAACCAAAGTGTTGCTCCCCACAAGCTTTGTTGACCCGGAGAAGATGAGAGTGCGTCTTGAGTCCCCATACATCTCCAAGTTCCTGTTAAAGCTGAACCTAAACTTAGACTAGTCCTAACACCCCCGCCAACTTCTTGGCTCCAAGTGGCAGATGTTGTCTGCAATGATGACCCCGATATAGTAGAGCCGAAAGCAACATCACTACCAAGCGTTGCAAAACAATAGGTTCCAATAGCACCAGATGCCGTGGGCTGAGTGTAAGAACTAGTATTACTATCAATAGCAGCTTTAACCTTAGCTGGAGACACAAGGCTCTCAGTAGTACCTGTGCCAGCTTGCCACGTAGCTGTCGATTGATCCCCAATAAGACCAGTTTGACTTCCACCAGAGTTTACCACTTGTGTGTCATCAAAGATTCGGAATGCGTCAGCACTTTGGTCTAAATAACCTACACTAATCCAAGCATCATTAGCTTCAGCTCTCATTTTTAGGGTGTTGGCTGTTGTGTCGTACCAAAGCATATTAGCTAAGGTAGTAGCGGGTGAAGTTGAACCGCTGTTAACACTGCCGAGAGCCTTTAGTGCAAGGTTAATGTCTGCCCTAGCTGATGATGCAGTCTGATTAGCAATATCTAGGTCGTGTTGGCTCATACTATTCGCCTTTCTTAATATTCAACCGCTACACTAAGTGCAGACACGGCTGGAGTGAAGTTGGTGTTAGTGCTAGCAAGCGCAGCTTTAAATCTAAAGGCACGGCCTACGATAAAAGAACCATTAGCGGGGAGGTAACTTCCCCATGTAGGTGATCCTGCTGGGTCATCACTAGTGGAAGAGACAAAGACTTGCACAGATACATCACCAAAGTTTGCTGCCTCGTCGGTCCAAGTGTCCCAGTTGTTAGGCCAAGTATCCCAGTTCTGAGGTATATCGTCCCACAACAGAGTGCCATCATCGAAAGAGCGAGTGAATGTGCGTGAACCTGTGACCCGTGCGTTTCGGGAAGTGCCAGTGTCAATGTAGTTATTAAAGAAATAGTCTCCAGTGGGTTCAGCAGCAGATGTGTTATCAATCTCAAGATTTCCTGATGACACAACAGTGTTAGTCTTACTTCCAGAGAATGATGGGTTTTCTGTCTCTGTTATAGTTACACCAAGTTGGGGAATCTCGGTAGGTAGGACTACAACAATTGTTGGGGATACACTAAAGTTTCCCTCTTTGTCGTAAGCCCTGATAAGAAAAGTACCAGAACGTGCGGGTACTGTTGCTGAGGTAGCAGGACGACCAATCTTCTCAATAATAGTTGTAGAGTTAGACCAAGTAGCACCTGTTGTATTTGAGTTGTGTTTAACCTCATAGTGACTTAAGTCAGGGTCAGGAATAGGGGGCCACGATAGAAATAGTGTACCTCCTGATATTTCATGGTTAATACTGGCAACATCAGATGGGTCTCCTATAAAGGCGTTAATTTCTACATTAAGCAGATATTCAAACTCTCCCCTGATGCCAAAAGTATTTATAGCCCTAGCTCGAAAGTCATAGTCAGAAACTTGTAAGTCTCGTACTTTAAACTCACCCAAAGGCCCCTGACCAAAAGAAGAGTAAGTTGATTCAGTTGACAGCTTGTACTCTACTTCTACATAGTCAATACCCTCTGGGCGACTTGATGTAACTGTAGCTACAGCTATATTAGATACTTTTTGATTGCTAACTTGAGCCTCAGCCAACACAGCCAGTCCGACAGAGGGAACACTAAAGGGTGATAGGAGGGTTGTATTATCTCTTTCGTAAACGGCACCATCATCAACTTCATCATATACAGATTCAGCAGTCTCACGCAGGGTCATGTCTACCTGTAAGTCAAGACCATCAGTAAGACCAAAGCTCCAAGCTATAACTTGAAACTCTTTGTTAGTCCAACCAAAACGAGAGTTAGTTAAGCGAATGTTATCTCCAACCTGTAACTGCAAAGTCTTAAGACCAAAGGCTGCGTTTATGGTAAGCTGTTGCCTGTTACTCTCCAGCGAAATTCTAGCGATACGTCTAGCTTCAATAGAGTTATCAGTAAAGGGTAGATCAACATCAGCTACAGACACCTGTCCATTATCAGCTTGAACAGAATCTACATTGCTAACCTCTGGATAATCTGTAGTCTGCCAATTGCTCTCCTCACCACGAAATGTACCCTTAACAGTGTTAAAGTTATTTCTACGGGAGTGCCTAGTAGATACGCTTATGCCAGAGCGTAGGTCATCTTCGTCAAGGTCTAACACAGGTGTAGTCCAGTAGGCTGGCTTCATACGCCATTCACCCTGAGCATACCACATACTGCCATCCATAGAGGTAAGCAGACTGTTAATCATATCATAGGGTGTAGAGGCTGTAGTGAAAGCACCATTACAAGTATACCGAGTAGTACCAGCATCTGTGTTAGTCTGGTCACACACGTTAGCAGCAGAAATGACCAAAGCATCATCAATATTAGTTGTGTCTTCAGCTATACCATAAGAAGATGTAAGGTAATCTCTCAGGCATAGGGCTGGGTTATCTGACCATGCTGTCGTTGATGTACGGGGGTCATAGACTTTCTTGCCACTAATGGTTGATGTAATCTGAGGTATACCATTGGGGAAAGCATCAGCATCAAACTGTAGGCGTATGTACATATAGGCAATACCACGGAGCCTATGTTGTGTAGTCCAATGTGCAGATTCACTTACGAGAAAACTATCGGCAGCTTGATCGGATGCACCAAGATGTAGCTTAATACGAATCTTACCATTGTATTTACTTGGGGAGGTAACAGTTCCGTTAGCAGTCACCGTAGCTATTTCATCGTTAATATAGATTTCATCGAAAGATTCAATCTCATGCCCAGCGACAGCAATGATCCTATGTAGGTATTTGTTGTTTGTACCTGTAGCTTCATCGTATATACGAGCGCCACCAACACGCATCTTACCATAGATAATCTGATGGTCTAGTGCTGTACCAATAGCTGTAGTTTGATAGCCACGGTTAGAACCACCTACACCACCAACAGAAGGCCTAGGTGTGAGTGCCTTGAGTGCAGCACCAAGGACAAAGCTAACGGCAAAAGTGGTGGCAAAAGTTGATAGAACAAACGTAGTTGCAAGTGCTTGTGCCGATGCTGCTGCTAGTGCTGCTATCGCAGATATAGCCATGTCAATCCCCTATAAACTTAGAATATACACGTTCAATAGGCTTGAACTTTAGCCGTTCCAGAACCTTGTCAAAAGGTTTATGTGTCTTTGTGTTAATCAGGAGTACAGATACGCCATCTTCTTTAAGGCACTTCTCAGCAAACTTGATTAAGCGAATACCAGCGAAACCCTTGCGGTAATCCTTGTGCATGTAGATAATGTCGTTATCTGCAAACAGGTGGTCTTTGTAGTGAATGTTAGTACCCAAGATAACAACAAAGTAACCAACAAGTCTATCGCCATCCCTAGCTGTAAATATCTTAAGTTTACCCTGTGTCTCTAAGTTGTGATATGCGTTCCAGTCGGGATTTAACTTAATCTTGTCTTGGTTAAGTGCTATCTCTTCCCAATGGAGTTCTATCAAGGTTTGTGTGTCTGATTCAACTTGACTAAGAAACTCTTGTTGATACTTAACCATCCGCTGATCTACCCCAAGGTATCTGCTTGTCCTGTAGGTCTTCAATGAAGTCTAACCCAAGATCGCCGGGGTAAATTGACTTCTGATAACCAGAGGTAAACCTAGCCACTCTAGCCCTTTCGAGGTCAACCAGCTTGTTCTCCACTATGAGTGATACAGTAGAGGTATCAGCATCCTCTTGGATATTCATCTGATCCATGTAACCGGAGAAGATTTGATTAAACCCAGTAGAACCATCTTGAATGTTAATCTTTGATCCGTCTTGTAGGAGAAGGAAAGATCCACTCTCTTGTAGGATAGCACCAGTAGAAAATGTACCAAAGTAGATGTTACACACACGACCCTGATAAGGCTGGCTGAGTGCTAGGGATAGTACTTCTGAGGGTACACCAGTTAGGGTAAGAGTTGCCCCTTTAACGGCCATCTCTGAGGTCTCTTCAATAACTGAGATACTCAAGAGGGTGCCTAAGCCAACCCATTGAGTACCATCCTCAAGAACAAGAGTACCTTGACCTGTCCACATACGAAGTGTATTGGCTCCATCAAACAACAGTTCAACAGCAAAGAAAGGGTATACTACATTTGCTTCAATGTTTTCTATTGTGATTGTAGACAGGTCTCTAGACATTTTATGCGTTCTCCAATGCGGTAATTCGTGCCAATGCTTCTTGTAGTGAGGCTACCAACAGTGGCACCAGCTTGCTCTGGTCTATCCCCTGCATGTCAGGGACTGAACGAGTACCCGTTACAGCGGCTGTAGTTTCCCGCCATTGCTGACCATCTTCTAGTGTCTCTGGTTGCTCTACATCTGCGCTGTGAATAACCTCGTCTACTGCATCATAGGCTTCATGGACTGCTGCTTGGGCAATAACTTCTGCTTTAATAATATTGCCATCAACATCGTAGTAAGCAGGACTAGCTTCAATAGCTGCGGATACTTCGTTAAATCCTGCCTCTACCCCAGCAGTATAGATGTCACCTGTTGCTGCTGATACCTGATACTCTTCGTCCATCATGCCGTCTTTAGTGCCAGTGACACACTCAGGAACTACAGCTTGAGCCTCATGTGCAAGGAAACCATCAACCCTAGTTCCATCAGATA